GGCCGGCGCGAGACGAGGCCGACGGCGCGTAAGGGAAAAAGTCCATGTCGCGGCCGTCGCTGACCGCCGAGAAGCGGCCACGACCGAAACCGCAGTCGCTGTTCAGCACGGGCGTGCCCGTGGCCGAGAACCGAAACACCGCCAACGAGTCGTACCAGTGAAAGAACGCTTTGACGCCGGCCGCCTTGGCCTCGACGATGAGCTGCGCAATCTCGACGCCGTCAGCGCCCAGCACCGGCCCCATCGCGTGGATCGTGAACGCTGCGGGGTAGTGGTCCTCGATGCGAATCGGAACCTGACAGAGCTTCGCAGCGAGCGCGATGAGTTGCCGCGACAGCCCCGAGCTCTGATTGACGAGGACGCGCGCAGAGATCCACACCCGGTACTGCTCATCGGTGCGGCCCTCTCGCGGCTGTCCCACGATCTTGCCGAGCAGGTCGAGCACGGCGCCCTCGGCGGTCGCGGGCGAGCGCTTGGTGAGCAAGTCCCAGTAGGCCAACTCGAGCGCCTGCACCTCGGCCGTCCACGCAGCGAGCAGGGCTGAGATCCTGGGCTGGCGGTAGCGATCGGTCAGCAGCGCGACCGCATCCGGCTCGTGCGTCAGAATGATGTTCATGACGGAAACCCCGCCACGGCAATGTTGTCCGGCAGGACGATCGCCAACTGTCGGCTTGCAATCGCGATCGACGGCTCGCCCGCACCGGGATCGCTGATGGCGGTGAGCGATAACCCGACGCTGGCATTGAGCACGCCTGGCACCCGTAGCGCGACGCGCACCATCTGGCCGGAGTACACGTCAGTGCCCACGTCGAGATACGCGGGATCGAGCTTGTTGGTGGTGGCAGCCTGCAGCGCGAGGGCAAGCGCCTCGTCGCCCACGTACTCGGCGCTGGTCACCACGTCGATCGCGAGAAAGACAGTGACCTCGTCGGGGCGGCTGAAATAGATCTCGTAGGTCTCGCCCTGCTCGTCGACCACCTCGACTGGTGGCTCGGTGCCGTGCGTCTGGATGCCGCCGACCTTGTTGGTAGCGATGCTCTCGCCGATCGCCTGCGCATCACCACCGCGCACGATCGCTTCGATCGAGTGCGGCGGCAGCCCGTCCGCTGTCGTGACGTCAGTGACGTTCTCAAGCACTGTGACCGCGACCACGTCAGGCAAGCGCGACAGGTCCGCGCGAATGCCGTTCACTGTGCCGCCGCCCGCCGCTGCCAGTTCACTGAGGCGCCGAATGCGGTACGCGGCATCAGTCTCGACGAAGGACCCGAGCGCTGCGTCCTCGGCGTTGGTGATGGAGTTCCAGCCCGCGATGAACGTCTCGATCACGTTGAGCGTGGTCGCGTTCGCGACGACCGGGCCGACCTCTTCGGACTCGAACAGCACGCTGACGTTCGCGGGTGCGCCGGTTGGGTTGAGCATCGGTTCGACGTTCACGAATCGCGCAACGGGGTTGCCCTGCACGCTCGCGACCGCATCACCGGCAGCGATGGTGGTGGCGGCCGAGAGGTTGACGGTGGCAGTCACCGTGCTTTTCTTTGCGTCGTGCCGCAGCGTGTTGGTCAGGCTGTAGAGCGCGTCTTGCTGCACGCCACTGGCCATGTCCGGGTCGAGCGCGTCGTAGAGTTCCTGGCCAGCCTCCCAGAGCTCAACAAGCTTGCTCGCGAAGACGCCGTTGAGTTGGCCGAGCACGCTGAACGGGCTCGTGTCGATGTCGGGGCCGAGGTCTGCGCGCTGGCGCGTCACGACGTCGTTGAGCACGTCCTCGAGGCTCTTGGGAACGAACCCGTCGGGGGTGAGGCCGAAGCTCATGGCGATCCCCCGATCGTCTGCGACAGGCCGAGCGACGCATCTTCGCCACTGCTGAGCAGCGCTTCGGCCCTGACTGTCAGCGTGCGGGTGGTGCGGTCCAGGCTCAGACGCATGTCGCGCACGTCGGCGACGCCTGGCACTGCGCGCGTTGCAGTCGCCAAGATGGCGCGCACGACAGCCGGGTTGACGCCCTTCTCGAGGATGTCGTGCTGGTAGTCGATGCCGAGCGAGCGGTCCTGAAACCACTCGCCGCGGAACATGGTGATGTGAAACGCCCAGAGCTGCGCCACCGCTTCGGCACCTACACACAGGCGCGCGCTGCCGCCCTGCAGGTCCAGGTCACCAGTCGCGGGGTCGAGCGCCAGGTCCGACACGAGGCGCTGGTATGCGGGGACCGAGACGGGGTCAAGCGCTGCAACTTATGCCCAGGGGACAGCCGCGCCGCCCGCGGCCGGGACGGCTGTGCCGGTCGTCGTCCAGGTGTGGATCGCGTCGGCCATGGCCTGGGCGGCGGCCGAGTGCGTCGTCGGGAACGGCGGGGTGAACAGCGTGGCAAACCCGACCGGACCCGACGGTGGCGTGGCCGTGAACGCTGGTAGCATCCCCGTACCGAGCGCCGCACCGAGGGTCGTGAAGGCGGTTTCCATCGACGCCGCGGCGGCGGATGTGCCGAACGCTGAGAGCAGCGCCGCCTCGAGCGCCGCAGTGGCAGCCGTGATCGAGGCCGGCGTGGGCGGTGGCGTCAGGTCCGTGACGTACGCACCCACCGCATCGGCCCATGCCTTGGCGCACAAGGCCGTGGTCGCCGGCGGGTTCACGGCGATGTCCTCCAGGTCGGACTTGAGCGTTGCCTTGTTGAGGGTCATTTCAGTTTGTGAAGCTCCGACAGGATCGTCGTGAGGTTGGGCGCGTTGATCGGGGTGCCCGATGGCCCCATGGCAGTGGGCACGGTCAGGGCGCCGAGCCAGGTCTTGAGCGCGGTGCCGAGCACCATCGGCTCGAGCGCGAGGTCGCCGCCGATCAGCACCGCGCCGGCCGGGGTGATGTGGATCTGCTTGGCGGCGGTGGCACCCGTCACGCCGATCACGAGGTTCTGCGCGTGCACGCCCTCTAACAACGCCGTGCGGGGGGCTGGCCCGCTCGGCAGCGCCACCGCGCCTTCGAGGGTATGCGTCCCCATGTCACCCGGGACGATCGCCCGCTGGCTGCCTTTGCGCGCCGTCTGCAGCCACTGGTCGAGCGAGCGTTCGGCGAACACCAGCAGCACGAAGTCGCCGGCCGCGAGCGGCATGCTCACGAAGAACCCGCCGCCCTGCATGTAGCCCACCGGCACCATGGGGATCACCGGCAGCGTCTCGTCGACCATGACCCCGTCCTCGTTGGGGGCGCGCCGCTGGAGGCTGGGCTGCACGTCGACAAACTGCCGCCCATGCTCGCCGGCGTGCACCCGGAGCACCTCGGCCGGCATGGCGGTATGGACGTCGCCCAGCTCGGCCTGCATCGCCGCGCGCTGAATGTCCAGGTCCGAGGGGGTGACACTCATCGCTTGCGCTCCTCGTTGCGCAGTTCGAGATCCACATACCAGTCATGGCCGGCGGTGTCGCCCACGTGCTTGGTGGTCTCGGCGCGATAGATCCCGGTGACGTGCTCGCTCGTGATCCGAATGCGACGGCCGGGGAAAAGGTCCGGGATCATCAGGCAGCGCGCCTCGGTGATCGCCTTGTTGCCGGGCTCGGGCGAGCCGATAAGCCCTGTGTCGGGACCGAGTTCGATGCCCAGCTCTTGGAGCGGCATGCCCTGGTCGAGAAACTGCAACTCGTCGTCCTGGATCGACCACTCGAGGCCGCAGCTGCGGGCCAGGCGGTCGAGCTCCCCCTCGATGGCGCCGGCCAGCGCATAGCCGTTGAAAAACTTCGAGGCCTGCGTGCCCTGGATCTTGGCGCTGACGGTCTTGGCAGCAGTGTTGCCGAGGCGCACGCCCATCGCCTTGGCGGCCGCGTTGAGCACGTTTTCAACCGTGGCGCCTGGGGCAAAGCTCTTGAGGATGCGGCGCTTGCGGGCGCGGCGGCCGCTGTCGCTGGTGATCGTGGTGACCCAGTCAGTGCCCTCGCGCGTGCTGATCACGTCACGCAGGTCGCCGCGAAAGAGCAGCGAGGTGCCGCCGACGTAGCCAGCCTCAAGCGACACGTACACCGTCTCGAGCTCCTGCAAGCGCTTGCGGTGCTCGGCGTTGAGGTTCCAGATGCGCATCTCGGCGCTGTTGGGCGTCTTCGGCGACAGCGACTTGGTGATCTCGAACGCCACGTCGAGCTCCTCGATCACGTACTCGTCGACCTGCACGCGCACCCTGCGGTCAAACAGCACCGTCACGACAGCGCCTCGATGTAGTGCAGGCAGTACCGCGTGCCGAACTCGTCGAACGTCGCGTTGCCGTCGCGCGCCTGGCCATCGAGTAGATACAGCTCGCCCGGCGGCCGCTCGGGGTGCAGGTTGCGGCGCAGCAGCGGGAAGCGCGTCACCAGGCGCACGCCCATCGCGATAGGCGTCCCGTCGAGCGTCGAGAGATCCATGTGCCAGCACGCGCCCCGCTCGTTCCACCGGAAGCGAAAGGTATAGGTGACGCCGTCGAGCTCGGACTGCTGCGTCGCGTCGGGGTACACCTCGGTGGGGATGAGTCGTATGCCCATGGTCAGAGCCCGATCAGCTTCTTGATGTCGTCCTTCGTGATCGTCCCGATCTTCGAAAGCAGGCTCTGTTTGTCGGTGTCGCCGGGTGCGACCAGGCCCGCCGGCGGTGGGCTGACGGGTTGAGTGGGCTGCTTGCCCCGCGACTTGCGTGGCTTGGCGCGCGCGTCCACCGGGTCGGGTAGCTTGGCCGTCTGGCTGCTGACGATGCGCAGCACTCGCCCGGATGCCGAGAAGTTCAGGCGCCCCTGCCCCGCTTCGCTCGTGCGCTCGATGTGCAGGCCGGTCAGCGCCACGTTCTGGTAGGTCATGAGGCCAGTCACGACGGTGACCAGGGCGCGGCGCTCGAAGATCGACACCAGCGCGGCGTGCACGGCGCTCACCCGATCAAAGGGCTCGGTGAAGTGCAGGACGCTGGCCGAGAACACGCGCTTGCTGCGCACGTCGAGCTTGAGCGCGCCGAGCAACGCGGCTGCTTGGTGGGCGCCCGGCACCAACCCGATCGCACCAAGCGACGGTTCGCCCTCGATCTCGATGGGGCTCGGATTGATGCGCGATGTACCGGCGTGCGACTTGGGCAGCTCGATAGGGTGGTTGGTGACCACGCCGTCGATGTCGATTGTGGCGGGCATGGGCCGGATGTGATCGGCCACGTCCGCGCCGGTCTCGACGGGATGCTCGGTCACTTCGGCCGTCAGGGCATGGCCCTCCCGGACCGAGACATCGATCCAGATGTCGCCGATCTCGACGTGCCGGTTTGCCACCTCAGCCACTCCCTGGGCGCGATAGCGCTGCGTTGCTCTTGCGGCGCTCGGCTGCCAGGGCGTCTAGCACAGCGCGGCGGACCTCGGCCGGGTTGCCGCCGTTCACGTTGACGGTGACGGTCGTGTTGCCGGACTGCACGACCACGGGCGGCGTGCCGCTTGGTGCGGCGGGTGCGCTCACCGTTGGCGGGCCGCCGACCGCAGAGGGCGACGCGCGGCCGGATCGGATCTCCTCTACCGCGGCGTTGTACCCCTGCCCGAGCGCACGACCTGGCTTGCTCGCAGCCCGCTCGGCGCTGATGTCGGCAGCCTTTTCCTTGAGCCCCTGCTGGCGCGCCTGCTCGGGAGTCATCAGTCCCGCGCCGACGCCCCGACCGGCAGCGCGCTCGCTCGAAAGCAGCACTCGCTGCTTGCCGGTCGCTGCGCCGCCGATGCCGGGCAGGTTGTAGAAGAAGTCGGCGATCGCGGTGCCGAGGCGGGCATAGAGGTTGTACAAGCGCTCGCCCATAAGCTCGAGTTCACCGAACCACCCGATCTGCTCTTGCAGCTTTGCCGTGTCGGCGCCTGCCCAGAAGTTGCGCCACGACTCGGCCAGTATGTCGACGCCCGCCGCGTGGTTTCGGATCAACTCGTCGACAGTGCCGAGGCCACCGACCGCTTCGATGTAGTCGCCGATGACGCTCTTGCCGCCCGTGAACAGGTTGAAGAG